CAATACCTCTCTCAGCTTCCGAGATACGACCTGATATTCTTCCTAAAGCCGTGCCAAACATACCTAATTTTTCTAAAAATGGACGTCTTCCTTCTGCTACCATTCCTCTACGTTGAGCTTCTGTGACTAAACTTTCTCTTGTACGTGCTGAGATATCAGGCTCAATCTGCCGAAGATAATCCTCTAAAGCCTGAATTTCCTTTGTTAACGTAGACGCAGCACCCCGCATTTCCGGTAATCCCGCCTCGGTTTCAAGACGACCATATATATCCAAAGGCTTCTCTCGGGCAAGCATTTGCTTAATTAGATCGGTAAGCGCAGGGTCTTCGGTGGCGAATTGACCCTGAACGTAACTCTGCACGGAAGGGACTTGGGACATGTCTATACTATCCCCGCCGCCTCCGCCTTCTAATGTCCAATCCGAACCTGGATTGCCTTTCCACGTTGCTCCACCGTAGCTTACGGTTTGGTTAACAACATTTGGTGCATATGGTGGTTTTTCGTATGCCATAATTTTATTATATCACGTTAAAATCTCTTGTACCCATGCTGTCCCATTCCATATATTAAGAGTATCAGAATCGGTAGAGAACCAAACTGCGCCCGTCTTCTCCCCTGACGTAGGTCTATCAGAAGCAACGCCAGATCGTATATAACGCACTCCTTCGCCAACGTGGCGTTGCTTAATAGAATCAGGTAAAACATTATACTGTCCGATAATTCTCTTAACTTTCTCTTCTATTAGTTTTTCTATTCCTTGCCTATCCATATTAAATGCGTTTTTCATGCGTTAACAAATCCTCCTCTAATGTGATACCGTAAAATTCGGGGGACACGGCAGAAGTAGTAGCCAAATCTACCGCATACTGAAATTCGTTAAATCTGTTCCCTTTGGTCGGTAAAGATAATCTTGCTTCTTTTACCCCTACGGTTGTAACCGCCGTTCCCTCTGTCCAGTCGCTATCTCTGTCTATTTTATATTTGAGCTTTACGGAATCTCCCGAATTTGCCAACGCCAGAAAATAACCTCTCATAACTTGGGCTTGTTTTTCCTTAGAAACATCCCCCATGTCCGATATCAAGAACTCGCAGGTTGCCGTAGAAAAAGGAGAATTAGACGGGCTTACCTTATCAACCCCGTAAGATGTGTCGTTTCTCCATGAGATTAAAAGATCAGAGCCTATCGGGAAAACCATGCCGATCTCAAGAGTAGCGCCAGTTGTAATTCCTAAACTCAACGGATAATCAAAGCTCATGGCGGGTGAAACTTCTCTATGTAAAGTCCCCCATGAATAAATTCCTCGTTCTATGGTAGTAGAGGTTGAATTCTCCGCCATTCCTATATGAACTAAGGCTCTCCACATGGCAATAGCCTTGCGGTTGAATTCCAGGGTATCTGCTGTGACAATTTTAGGCATTCTTCTGATCTTCTCCGCTCCGCCTCCCGAATAATACATAAAGTCCCCTGAATACCCCGCCATAAAATAAAGAGGGTCGCCTGAGAGAATTGCGTTAATTCCCCCTTCTGGTACATCAATATAAAAGTTGTAAGTGGTATGAATTCCGTCCCAGAAGAATATCCTTCCCTGATCGTAATCGGAGACATTAGTTCCTCTGGTAGCCCCCATTGCAAGATACTCCCGCCAAGTTCCTAAACACCGGATGCGATAACCGGATGGTAAAGTTAATTTATGGGGAGAATAAGTAATCCCATTCCAAGTGGCTAAATATCTCTCGTTTCCTATCCCTAATAGGTTGACAATCTGCTCAATGGGGTGGTGATCGTCCTCAACCAAGAACTGATAATAAGAATGAAAATCGGCAGTTTCAAGATCATTAAGCGTGGTGGTAACAACTGCCGGCGCACCGGTAGTATTCGTAGCCGTAAGATGAAAGTGATAAGTAGCTCCAATAAGAGGCCGCCAGACAGAAGCGAAAGTAAACTCAAAGTCTCCAGTATTAAGGTTTGCGTTGGTAACAGTCTTTGCCGCAATTTCCCTATTAAGCCCGTCGTGAACTGTTAAGGTCCAATCGGCAGTCGTGCCTATGACGCTGATATTAACTTCAACAGACTTCTGCGGGTCTTTGGCAGGAACGAATGATTGTCTATGAGTAGCGCCTTCGTCTATGGCGGTTGGCAAAGCGTAGGTTTGCGCAGAGGTATCAAGAGATTGATCTAAGTCCAACCTTGTCGTAGGAGATGAGAAAGGTACATCTGTTGTATAAACAGGAGCGTTAACGAGAGTTAAATTATTAGCATTAGCCGTAGAATCGGAAACGGAGTTATCATGCTGCCAATATCCTTGAAGATTAGCGGTTGACCCTCCTATCTCAACGTCTTTATATGTATAGAGTTCGTTAGTTGTCCTAAGATCGTTGAAAATCCTGTTATCTTCGGTTTTGCCATCAAGGAAACTTCCTGCCGTGCCTGTCGTAAACTTCGCACCTACGGCAAAAAGAGTAGCGTTGTTATGTATAGAGGTAAGCGTTCCCGTAGAAGTCCCTAAAGACGCTCCTGCAAGATAAAACTCCGCAAGTGAGGCAGAAGCGTCCCACGAAACAGCATACCGATACCAAGTCCCTGTAGCGGGATCAACCGATAATGTTTTAGTTAAAAACTCCTCATTTGTTCCAGTTGAGGATATGCCAAGACGAAGTTGATAGGCAGTGGTTGTTACTAAAGTATTGTCCTGTGTTACATCTAAGGTTGGGTTTGTCGTTCCCGTGTAGGAAGTGTAATAATCAAGATGGATACGACCTGTTGAACCAGCACCGCCACTGAAACCATACGCTCCTCCTGCTCCTCCAGCCCCTCCAGTTGCGGTTAATTTACTTGCTCCAAGAGTAGCGGTTTGTGCCTTAATAAAAATAGAACCACCTGCTCCGCCCCCTCCTCCTGCGCCTCCCGCTGGAGTTCCACCATTACTACCATTTGCACTTACCGCTGTTCCTCCGCTTGCATCAACCGTAACTCCAATTATAAAAATGATACCTCCACCCTCTCCTCCATCTCCGCCAATCTCAGCGGTTGATCCTCCACCTCCTCCTCCGCCACCGCCGAAAGTAAGCGTAGTAAGGTCCGCCGTACCAGATGTTCCCCCGCCTGTTCCTCCATTCGCCCCAGTTCCATTAGTTCCCGACGCCGCATGGCCTCCGCCCGCTCCTCCCCCAGTATCGTTAGTAGCAGAATATTTACCTCCTCCGCCACCAGAACCATTGGCGGCCTGTGTCCTTGTTCCTCCAGCCCCAGAGGTTCCTTCTGCCTGAGCGCCATCTTGACTGCCTGCCCCATAAACACCATTATCAAATCCTTTTCCGATAGCACTTATGGTGCCAGAATCAGTAACTGTTCCTGAAGCCAAAAAACATAGTATCCCCCCAACTGTCCCGTTCCAAGCCTTAGCTGTCCAAGTCTTAGTGGAATTAACAGTAACATTTGTATACTCCTCCAAGACGATAACCTGCGCGCCTGTGGTATAGGAATTAGTAAGAGCATTAGTAAGCGTGATAGTTCCCGCCGTATATCCTGCAATTTCGTTCCTTTCCCATTTACCTGCACCTGTACCCCGAGATTGATGGATTAAGAGTTTATCCCCCGCCGCAAAAGAGGCATTCGTGGCGGAGAGAGTATAGGCGGCGGCAGTTCCAGTGCAAGCAGAGTCAACAGGTGCTTGGGTAGTATTAGATGAGATAGTTAGCGCTCCCGAATCTCCATCGCCAAAGTACCCTGAAATAGCATAAAGCTCAAAAAGGTAACTTCTAAGAGCAGTATCCGCATTCCACTTGCCCTGAAAAACCATTGAGTTGCCGACCGTAGGTAAAGACTCAAATTTAACATAGGATTCCATTGTTAAGTCACCCGTAATAGATAGAGAAGCGGAATCGGCGGCTGTCGCATACTGAGAAGAACCCGACTCCAAATCAAGCACGTGGGTATTGAGGGGAACTCCGCCTTCAGCACCAAGAAAATCATCACTAAAAGTCTTTGTCCCTCCAAATGGTCCATACCGGCCAACAACCTTATCGGAAGTATAATAAAGGTAAGAATCCTCGCCGAAATACTTCATGCCGTTTCCAGTAGAAGATGAAGCCGTACGAAGTTTAGACCAAGATTCGGCAGATGTTCTCTGATATATTCCACCCGCATCTCCATAAAGAAAGGTATCCGTTCCCTGACGGTCTCCATCCATGATAAGATCGGTAACGATAGAACCAGAAACCTTCTCGGTACGGGGAAGAATCTTGATCTTGGTGGGATCGGAACGGAAATCCGCCGATCGGGCGAATAAGACTGAGGAAGTAAAGCCCTCCTTTTCCGAGTAACTCAAACCTGAAAATCTACTTTGACTAAATAAGGTTCTTCCCATATTACGACATATCCTGCGGCCACATATTTGGATTTACAGGCAACCTTCTTTTAGCGTAGGGGTATCCTCTAATAATTTGTGAACTGCTGCGATTCGCCCAAGCAACTTCCGCTTCTTTCACCCCCTCTTTCCACATCTTCTCAAACTCCCTTGCCATTGTTATATCTTTTCTAAAAAGATAATACTTCCAACAAGCATAATAAACGGGCAGTTCGTGAGTATCAGAAGGCGTAGGCGGCATTTGACCTATTGTATAAGCGGAAGTTCCTGCAGATATAGCAACTCCCCTGTAGAATTGAGCTAGAGTTATAGATGTATCCGAACTGCGGGAAGCAATCCTATACCACTCCCCATCAACATCAATTCTAAAATATCTTCCTACCATCGCAGATGTCCATACCGAACTGGCTCCTGTAACTACCTTAGTAGCATCCGTATCTGCATAATTCATTAAGGTTGTAATCGTTCCCGTTGTATAGTTATCCGCCTGTAAGTCTTTAGCTTGCGTTTGATAAATAATCGTGGCGGTATTGGCAGATGAGGGAATAGGATAAAGTTCAACTCTGTCCCATCTTATAAAACAGAACTGAAGAAAATTGCTCGTAGACTGTGTTGTGGTTGAGGACATCTGCCGCCAAAGCTCCTCGTCCTGGATGAGAGTGGCTGGATATTGGGTAGTCCCAACTGTTACGTAGAGATCAGATAAAGCCTTAAAGTTTTCGGGTAGAGGATAGGCCTTATTTGAAGTACCGGATATTGTATCCGTAACTGTTAAAAATGTCCTAGTT